CGTATGCCTGCCAAATCTGCATCTGCATTTGCAGCGTCATTTGCAGCGCGGCAATGCGTTCTTCGCGCTGGTTGTTGCCCAGACCGACATTCGTGATGACGTCCAGATCACTTGTCCACGAGCGCGGATCGACCACCACGAAATTGCCATCAATGCGGATCATTTCGTCAGGGTTCGGGTGCTGCCGCGCGATCTGCGCAATCAGCTTGAACATCTGTTTCATGCCGCCTTCCGCAAGGTTGCGTGCAATCAACTCAGAGACCGCCGTAGCGGCCTGCACAGCGGCATTGACGCCCGCAGCGGTCTGGGATTGCAGAACGTCCGCATCCATCCCCATAGCGGCCCCCGTGACGCCCGTCTTGGCGCGCACGGTCTCGTCAAAGAATTGCAGCGCGGGCAGGACAGCCGTGGAGCCGGTGCCTACAGCAAACTCGCGCAGCGCGTTGATGTCCTTGACCCGGACAATCCCGCCAATCTCGTTGTTCAGCAGATCATCCATATTCACCAAATTGGTGACTGCGGCCACGCGCGGGTTGTTCTGCATCGCAATGCCGTCAAGCAGGCCGCGCAGCATAGAGGTGGCCGCATCCTGATCGTCGGTGATAATCTCGGCCAGCGAGCGCCCAAAGAATGTGTGCGGCTCCGGGTCAACTTCAAAGACTGCAAACGGCACATAGTCGCACAGTTCGTAGTCCAGCATTTCATATGATGTTCCGGCGCAGATGAATTTATACATCTTCGGAACGCCCGTGCCTTCAATGTCCATCCGCATGTAGGCTTCGGTGAACAGCACCTTGCGCATTGACGGGTCGTTAAGGCTTTCGTTGTCGTCGTTGTCGTCCCAGCCGCGACGAGCCAATTCTTCCTCGTCGTCAACAGTGCTGTCGCCATCGCCAGACAAGCGGTAGACGGTTTCGAAGTCGTAGCCCATATTTACCAGATCACCCACGCGGGCTTCCGATGCGTGGCCGCAGACGTAGCAGTCTTCTAGGCTCTCGGCCATCCGATCAACGAAGAAGTCTTCGGGCGCGATGGTGTCAATCTTGATCTGGCCGCGACGGTTTTCGCGCGCCACCTTTACGCTGTAATACGAGATTTCGGGCTGGATCACCATTCCGGCTTCGTCCATCACGGCTTCGGCTTCAATGGTCTGCTCAAACTCGATGATTTCAATCTCTGGGTCGTTTTCAATCAGCGAGAACTGATCCGGCGTCAGGTTGCTGTATTCGTCAATCTCAAGGTCAACGGTCTCGTCGTAATAGACCTTCGCAACGCCGGTCTTCTTAATCAGCGCGTCGTGAAAAACGTCCTGCAAGATTTTGAAGCCGTCATTGCGATGAAAGACATACTGCGCGTATTTCGTCGCCTGATTGGCAGGCTGCACGGCTTGCGGTGTTTTCGGCACGAATTCAACAGGCTTGTCAGACTGCAAGAACACGCGCATCAGCGCGGGCTTGATTGCGCGGATCGTGTCGCGCACTTTCGTTGCCACAACGCTTGAGCGGCCTTCCTCAAACTCAATCTTGGTCTTGCCGTCGAAATAAAGCTGCGCCTCAATCCGGTCTGGTGAGATTTCCGTTTCGACAAAATCCACCGCTTCCGTAATCGCGTTATATACGGTGCTTTGAATTTCGTCTTCTGTCATGCGCTTGGGCTGCATGTTGTCCCTCACTGATTGAATTGTGTGGCCGTTGCGCGGCCAGCAGTCGGCGCAACACCACCCGCAAGTGATCCTGCAATCATGCGCGCAAGGATGTCGGTCTGCTCGTCCGTCAGCCGCTGGCCCGACATTGCAGCGTCAAGCGCCCGCAGAGCGATTTGTGCATTGGGGCCGCGCGCCTCAGTCAATGCGCGTGCGATGTCTTGATAAATGCGTTGGCGTTGTTGCGCAGAAAATTCATCCGTATATCCAGTGACGGCCTGAATAAGCTGGCGCGTTGTGTTGATTGGATCACCACGCAAAGCCTGTCCAACAACACCGGGCGCTGTCATTTCTGCTACGTCAGCTTGAGTGGCCTGCCGCAGAGCCGTGCGGCTGTTGACTGCCATTGCCGCACGCGTTTCTGCTGCAATCATCGCCTCGTCCAGCATGTTAAACAACTCCTGCGCGCGCGGCCCCATCAAGCGCGAAATTTTCTCGCGCGCGTTGTCGCTGCTCATTTCGCGCAGTGTAGCCAATGCCTGCCGTGCGTCAATGTTGGGGTCGCTAGGAATACGGCGCACATCGCCAACCACTTGGTCAATGCGCGTGCGCAAGCCACGCTGCGCGGCCTCAATTTGCGCGGCGGATGGGTTGCGGCCAAGTTCCAATCCAACTTCCTCAACGCGCGTGCGGGGGCTTAGAAGGCGCTCGCCAAGTTCGTATGCGTTGCGCTCTTGGATCGTGTCACCGCCCATTTGCACCGCAGCGCGATACGGGCTGTTTTCGCCACCTGTTGCGTCAATGACAGCCTGCCGCAAGTCTTGAGCCTGCCGCTTGTAACGAAGACTTTGCGGGGTCTCTACCGGCACCAGACCTTCGGTGTTTCTGGCATTGCGAGACAGCGCGTTGAGCGACTTGATAAGTTCGTCAAGCTGCCGCACATTGGGCATCTCAACAAATCTGACCTGCCCATCATCACCGATCTGCGCCATAATCTGTTGGTTAACCAAGCCTCGGTCACGCATTTCTGCGTTGGCTTCCTGAATAGCTTGATTTAGAACATTCGGCTCAATGCGCGTTTGCAGAATTGACTCAATGCTACGGCCCTGCGGCGCGGCATAATCAATCGGCTGGCGATAGGCTTGATTGTAAAGATTTGCACGATCTGCGCTGGTGCGCGCCATAATCTCAGAAACGGCTGTTACCGGGCCTTCTGCGGGCTGACCAAGCTGTTGCGTCAAGCCAGCTTCAAGCCGCCCACCTACGCGGGTCATGCGTTCCTCAATCGGCCCACGAGCGGCAGCAGCGCCAGCGGGGCCAGATGCGGCAGTCGCATCCAGAAGTGCCTGCGCAGCTTCGCCAGCGTCCGCGAGCATGCCTTCCGATCCAGCCTGCTGAAGCCGCTGCATTGCGGCGTTCATGTCGCCGCCCATTTCGAAGGTATTCTTGATGACGCGAGCGGCGTTTGTGGAAATGCCGAAAGTAGATGCAATCTGTGCAATATCGCTGCGGCGGATCAAACCGGTGACATTGCGCACGCCAGCTTCGATCAAAGGCGTGGCGGCTCCACCAATCGCACCAATCGCACCTCCGAAGCCAGCGCCGGTTGCAGCCTCAGAAACGCGGCTAGGCCTGTCTGTGCCCTCGCCAAAGCCATAAATGCCGCCCTCAACGCCACCGCCAAGAAGACCAGCGCCAGCACCGCGCGCAATTTGTGCAACTCGCGGCCCTTGACCCATAACTCCACTCAAAAGCCCAGCAGCGCGCGCCGGTGCAGCCAATGCAGCAGCGCCAGCAGAAGTGACACCGCCAAGAATATTCAATCCCAGCGTTTCGCCGGGCCGCTCGCGCTGCATTGCGCCTGTTGCCATTCTTGCGCTGGCAGCAGCCTTTGGGCCGCGAACCGCGCCCATCAATTCGTCAAGGTAAGACCCGACAAAGGGAATACCGCGAGCGACTTCACCAGCACGCGCAGCAAACGGCGCTTGAGCAATGATGCTTTGGTCAATTGCCTGACGCGAAATTTCGCCGCCAGTCATGCCAGACAAGGCTTGCTCAACGCGCTGCGGGTCCATTGAACTAAAGCCGGGCGACACAAGATAACGCTGACCATTGGGCCGCTCAAGAACGCGCGTAGAACCATCGCGGGCAATGACACGCGGCGTTGTTGATGGGTCAATTTCTTGTGCCTTACGCGCGGCCTCTTGTGGGCTAGATGCGCGCACTTCAAATTGCATGCCATTGACCGTGACGGGATAGGTGCGCTCAACCATTAGTAGGGGTCTCCAACGATGACGCCATTGATTTGCGTGCCGCTACTAGGCTGGCCAGCACCTTGCCCGCCGCCTTCTTCCTCTTGAACCCTGCCCTCAAGGCGCAACAACTGATCTGGGTTCATGCCCATTCTAAGCGCTTCAATAGCGCGGGCGCGGGCCAGTCTTTTTTGCTCAAGAACGGCAGGGCCATCGCCCGGCTGCGGCAAATACGTTTCGCCATAAAGCCGCTGTTCTTGCTCCGTAATTGCAGCGCCCGTATCTTTGCGAAGAATAGCTTGCAGAAATTCTTGCCCAGCTTGCTGCGCAACTTGAAACTCTGGCGTTTGCACGGCCCCGCGAACTGCGCCGGTCGGATCGGCACCAGCCAATCTTTGCCCAAAGCTGGTCAATGCGCCTGCAACAGGCTCAAGCGCCGCGAGCGCGCCCTCGGCGCGGGTTGCAAAAACCATATCTTTGCTTTGCTGTTCGGTAAGCGGGCGCGATGTGACACCAGCGCCTTGAACCAATCTAAAGCCGCCATCAGGCGTTGACTCGATTGTCATGCCTTGTGGAGCCATACCTTGAATTGCGATGTTGTATTGCTCTTGACTAATCCGACCTGCCGCCAAATCAGCCTGCAACTTGCCAATCGTTGAATAAGGGTCTTGTGTTTCACCACGCGCAAAAGTCAGTGCATCGCTTGCGCTAATAGCACCCTGCCGCACACCCTCTGCAAATTTACCAAAGCCTTGGCTTTCCAGCCAATCGGCTGTTGCGTTGCGCTGTTGGCGCGTCTGCCGCTGCTCAATCCGGCTTTGCGCCAGATCAATGATGCCCTGATTTGGCCGCAGGGACATGCCAGCGAAGCCGACCGCAAGCTGGTCTAGGATGTTGCCTATGTCGCGGCGCGGGCGTTGCGGTGCTGCGCCTTGCGCGAGAAGGCCGGTAGGTGCGGGTTGTCCATTCATGTCGGGCCTCGGTCGTCCAGTTGCGGTCATCCCAGATACAT